TTAAGAATGGTTGTATAAGGATCTTGGGATTTTTTCAGGTAAGAATAATTGATTTTTTCTACGCTCATGTGACTTCCTTAATAAAATTGTCGGTAAAAACTATTGATCTCATCCTAGAGAACAAGTAAACTGCACCTGTCTAGATTAGTTTACCGACTGATTGAAAAATTGGGCATCTCTGAATAAGGTGCCCTTCACTTCAAGATGCTATATCTTTTTTTATTCAATAACAACATCACTTTCAGAATCAAAAATAATTCCTTCTTCTCCATCTGAATAAAATCTTGTTATTTTATTGACCCCTCCATTTTTATCATATTCTATACGCTCCACGCATACTCTAATGATTTGCTTTTCTATACCACCATTTTTGACATCCATAAAAATTCTCATAAAAAAGTTGATTTGTATAGTACACCTTGGCACAATGGCATAAGTTATCATTTATGAAAAGGATGCACAACAATGAAAGAAAAATCATTAAAATTAAAAAGATTTAGTTTAAGAATACCACCTGATTTATGGCTTAATCTTAAAAAAGAGTGTCTAGTTAAAGAAGTAACGTTAACCCAATTAATAATCGAAAAACTAAAACATTCAAAAAATACTTGACTCCATTTTTACTCCTTGGCATAATGGAGTCATCTAAACAACCTACCCCAAGGAGAAGTTAGATGAAAGTAGTAATAAGTAACAAAGACGAATGGATAGAAGCACATGTTATAAACGCAGAAATAGGAGACATGATGACACTTAAAGTAAAAGATGAGGATGGTAAAGATTTCTCCATCACGGGTGAAGTAATGGAGATTCTTTCAAACTGATGTAATTAAGAGACGGCAATCTCTTTCTTACGGAACTTAAATTAACTTAAGAGGATAATTTAATGGACAACATTAATATACCGCAGTACATTGAAGATATGCAAACAAAAGAATCACCTGTTTGCTTTTTGTGCACAGGAGTGCACGAAGGCTCTAACTGTCAAAGGAGTGACTAATCATGAGACATTCTAAAGCCACATTAAAATTAGCGTACGAACTTGTTCTAAAATACGTTAAATTCGATCAAGCAGACGAAATATACACTATCAATATAGATGACATTGCAGAATTTGATATTCATGCGATGTGCGGAATTATATTGAGTCACAATACTGACTGGGCTAATGAAGCTACAGGCTGTGACAACCCATCATTTGAAAAATCTATGCTCCCCTCTCTTATCCGAGTTCTTTCTAATTCGACATCAGATAATGAGTTTGAATTTGTTTCAGAATGGAAGAACGGGGTGTTTAATTATTTACGTAAAGAAATAATTGGACTTCTGGATGATGCACTCGAAGAGTATGCAGCGGAGATGAAACCATGGGCAGCATAAAAATAATGGATGTTGTTCTAAGCATATTTGTTTTAGCAATGATGTGGTGGTGTTTAATTTTAATAACAAACTAAGAGGTGTACAAAAAATGATACATAAAAATGACTATGAGTGTGATAAATGCGAAGAAGTAATTTCTCATAATGAAGTCTCATTTGAAGTCAATTATGGGTTTATATGTCAAAAATGCTGTGAACAATTTTAAATCAAACTAAGAGGTGTACTATGGCTCTACGCGGTGTAAAACCAGAAGCAATTCAGAAAAGACTTAAGGTATTATTTTATGGAGGGGCAGGCGTTGGTAAAACGACAGCTTCTATACAGTTCCCATCTCCTTATCTTATAGATACTGAAAAGGGGGCTGAGAATGATCAATATACTAGAATGATCAAGAAATCTGGTGGTGTTGTTTTTCAAACTACTGATTTTGATGAATTGATGAAAGAAGTAAAGGCTCTACTTACTGAGAAACATGAGTACAAAACATTGATCATAGATCCTTTAACAACTCTATATCATGATTTACTTGATAAGTCTGCTGCCAAGAATGGAACGGAGTTCGGAAAGCATTATGGTGAGGCAAACAAGAGAGTTAAGCATCTTCTCAATATGCTTTTACGTCTTGATATGAATGTAATCATAACCAGCCATGCAAAAACTGAGTATGGGGATGATATGAAGGTTCTTGGTCAAACATTCGACTGCTATAAGAAATTAGATTATCTTTTTGACTTAGTATTTGAAATACAGAAGAGAGGAAGAGACAGAGTTGGAATAGTAAAAAAATCTCGTATAGAATCATTTGCAGACTGTGATACATTTCCTTTCAGTTACGATGAAATAGCTAATCGTTACGGACGTGATGTTTTAGAAAGGATAGCTGTATCTGAAACACTAGCAGACGAATTACAGGTAAAAGAGATATTACGACTAATAGATTTATTAAAGGTTCCAGAAGACTTATACCAAAAATGGTTAGACAAGGCTAATTCAGAAAAATGGGAAGAAATGCCATCAGATGCTATTCAAAAATGTATCGATCATCTTAAACTTAAAATGCAAGGAGAAGCCGCATGAGTTATCAATTTAATCCATTATCAGATGAAGAGTTAGATTCAATTAATTTGATCCCAGATGGTGTATACAACTTTGAAATAGTAAAGTCTCAACGTAAGGTTTCCCAGTCTGGAAATAACATGGCCGCTCTCACATTAAAAGTTTGGGACGACCAAGGAAAGATACATAATATTTTTGATTACCTAATATTTTCAACTGTTCCTTTGAATATCAGAAAGATTAAACATTTTTGCGACTCTATTGGACAAATTGAGGCATATAAAAAAGGTGAGATTCCAGAGGAGATGGGTGGTTATTCTGGTAAAGTACACATTGGTATACAAGAACGTCAGCCAAAAAAAGAAGGCGGTTTTTATGATAAGAAAAATATTGTTATTGATTATGTTATGACTGACAACGGAGCGGTAAAACATGACTCTACTGATAACATAGTCGATAATTTTAATGATGAGATACCATTTTGATGTATAGTATTTTAAAAAGGAATAAAAAATGTCAAAAAAATTAGTTCAAAAACCTAAAGCAATAAATTGGAACATTATTACTAACATTAGATCAAATATTGTGCCAAGTCATTGTATAGGAGTTACATTTCATTCATCAAAAAAAGGATCAATTATTCCTAATTCAGTTACTTTTTGTATAGGAGAAGATTTATTAAATAAAATGAAGTGGTCGGAAGGAGATAAAATATGTGTATATAATGATCCTGATGACATTTTTCATTTTATGCTTACAAAAAGCACATCTGATAATGGATATAAAATAGCAAAATACCAAGGATCTGTAACTTATAGGATAAAAATTACATGGAGAAATTCTGTTACATTAAAACCGTTAAAGTTGACTGTGTTTCCTCATGAAATAGATGGCGGCAATAAATTATTGGTTAAGGTTATATAAGGAAATAAAATATGTTTAAAAAAATTGCATTTTGTTTTTTGATTTCTTCTTTTCTTTATGGATGCAGTAAGGTTCCAGCAGGGTATCGAGGAGTGATTGTTAATTTATACGGGAGTGAAAAAGGTGTTGCGGAATTGTCTGTAGGTGTTGGTAGGTATTATCTTGGGTGGAACAGTGAGCTATATCTTTTCCCAACATTCTTGCAAAACTATAGCTGGAAAGACGAACAAGCTATCACAATGCAAACAAGTGAAGGCTTATCAATTAAAACTGACGCAGGAATCACCTACAATATCAAGCCGGATAACGTTGTTAAAGTGTTCACAAAATACAGACTAGGAATAGATGAGATTACAAACACATTCCTTCATAATATGGTTCGTGATGCCATGAATGAGGTTGCTTCAACCATGACTGTTGAGCAAATTTATGGTGCTCAGAAAGAATCGTTTATATCGAAAGTAAATACTATTGTTAAAAAAGAGGCATTAGAAAATGGTATAGAAGTTGAAAAAATATATCTAGTTGGTTCATTTGAATTGCCTAGCACTGTGATAAATTCTATTAATTCTAAGATTCAAGCGTCGCAAAATGCTATGAAGGTTGAAAACGAAGTAGCAACCGCTAGAGCTGAGGCACAAAAAACTGTTGTAGAAGCCCAAGCTCGCGGACAACAAATTCTCATAAATGCTGAATCACAGGCAAAAGCAAATAAAATTTTGGCTGAAAGCCTTACTCCTGAATTTGTATCTTATCAAGCTATATTAAAATGGAATGGTGAATTACCAAGAATGACATCATCTAATGCTATACCTTTCATTAATATTCAGGGGACAAAATGATTATTAAAAATATAATAATTGAATCGACAAAATTATGGGTGTTCTTTGTAATTATTATTATGGGTATTGGATTGTTTTTACCTAAAGTTATATCAAGCAATTTTCTGCCTGCTTCAATAATACTTATAATTGTTACCGGACTATTTTTGTCTATTTTTTTATCATCAATTATTTATATTTTTAATAGAGTTAAAAAGTTTATGGCCGAAGATACTGAGTAAAATCCTATGAAGTACAAATAGGACGGTCGATGATCACTCGGGAAAATAGGCCACCAATTAAAAGGAATAAATAATGTTAAGCTTCCACAATGATCACTCTATAAAAGAAAAATACCTATCTCGTGTAATAGCCCATAGAGAAGCAGATAGAATTATTAAAGGGACTGGATGGGAAAACGGTAAAGGTTGTGCTGTGGGTTGCACCCTTGAAAATTACGATCATTCAAGATACCCAATTGAACTTGGTTTACCAGAGTGTTTAGCTAGATTAGAAGACATAATATTTGAAAATCTACCAAAAGAAAAAGCTATTTTATGGCCTGAATTGTTTTTGTCATCAATTCCAGTTGGTGTAGATACTGAAATTGTAATTCATCAAGTATCAATTAAAAGATTAGATAGATTACTGAAAATTCAGAATTCATTACTTGGAAATAATAATCAAGAAATAGAGAATATAATTAATCAAGTTATAATCTCTATTGAGATCGTAAAAAAATGCCATCAAAATGAAATAAATAAAACTTATTGCGATTGGTCTGATGCTGAGTCTGCTGCGTGGTCTGCTGCGCGGGATGCTGAGTGTGCTGCGTCTGCTGCGTGGTCTGCTGCGCGGGATGCTGAGTGTGCTGAGTATGCTGCTGCGTCTGCTGCGCGGTCTGCTGCGTGGTATGCTGCGTGGTCTGCTG